AGAAGTAGGTGACGCTCTTGGCCCACTCGTTGGCCGCGGTGTCGATGGGGCAGATTTGAGGGTAGATGATTTCCGGGTATTGAATCCGGTACACCTCCGCCTCGATGTAGGTCGTCTGCTCGATCAGGAACCCCAGCGCCTGTTGCGGAGCGTCGTAAATATTGAGACGCATCTTATTGTTCTCCTTTTTCTTGTTTCGTTGGTGCGTCTGGGGATTAGTAGGTCGCGACGCCGGTCAGGCGGCAAACCGCCAGACTGCCGACCTCAATGGTGAGTTGAGGATCGTCGCTCGGCACCGACGTCATCCACCGCGCGCCCAGGACGTGGACCGCATTGGAGATGCCGGAGGCGCCGAGTTGGCCGGTGACCGAGTTGAAGTAGACGTCGCCGCCCGCGGCCACATTGTCGCCGACGATGACCCAGATGTCGCCGCGCACCAGCACGGCCATGTTGTCGCCCTCGTTGTAGAGGTCGGTGAAGCCGGGGACGACGTTCGGCAGCGTCGGATCGGCGCAGGTGATGCCGACGAACACGCCGCCGGAGAGCTGACCGATGCACGCGCCGCGGTCGGTCATCAGAGATTGGCTGACGGCCAAACCGAAGCCGATGCCGTTCGCAGACGAGGTGATGTCCTCGGCGATGCGAGTGTCGATGTCCCAACCAGTCGCACTCGCGATCATGCCGTTTTGACCGACATTGATGTACTGAGTGTACGTGGTTTGGACAGGAGGAGGCGTAAGCATGTTAGAAACTCCTTCTTGTTGTTATTGGGCGAGTGACGCCTAAGAGGATTAGGACGCCTGCCGCTGCGGAGGCTTCCAGGCGTTCTGGAGAGTCTTGAGGTGGTCGCTGAACGCCGCGTCGCGAACGTCCTCGGCCCCGACGCGAGTGCCGGGACGGCTCAGCGCGTCGCCGAGGGCGCGCACGCCGGTGCTGTCCTTGGCGCCAATGGCGTCGAACAGCGGCGTCACGTAGTCGTCCGACTTGTCCTTGACGAACGAGTCGCCGTAGTGCTTGGCGACCGCGGCGCGCCGGATGTCGGCGATCTGCTTGCCATCGAACACGAACGACTTGCCGAGGACCTTGACGGCGGAATCCATCACGGCGAGGCGGTCCTTGACCAGCTTGTCGAGGATCTCCGGCGTCGTCAGTGCCTTGGCGTCGGCGAGCTGCTTGGTCAGGGCAGCGATCTGGCCGTCCTTGGCGTCGATAGCTGCCTTGTGGTCCTTCTCGTCGCGCTCGTTCTTTTCCTCAGCCTCCTCCTTGTCGGCGGCGGCCTTGTCGAGCTTGCCCTTGAGGTCGGCGGCCATGCTGTGCAGGCCACTGACGTGCTTCTCGATCACGTTGGCGGTGAGATTGTCGGCGACCTCTAGACGGGCGCCGTCGATGACTACGATTGCCGACATTGTTTTTTCTCCTTTACTGTCGGTTGTCGACTTGACCCAGTCGTCGGGTAGCGACTTCACGGCACCCAGCGCCTTGGCGCGCTTGATGATGTGAGCCTTGGTCGCGGCCGGATTCTTGGCCCGGCCGATTGCCTGGATCGCATTGTGAAGGTCCTCGGTGTTGCGGATCGGATAGCCGCCACCAGGCATCGCCTGGCCCTTCTTGGCGGCCTCCTTGCGTTCCTCCGCAGTGAAGTCCTTGTCGTAGAGCGGCGTGGTGAAGTTGCCGTCGCCGACGTCAAGCCCCTCGACCATCAGGTCGTATTTTTCCCTGCCGTCCTCGTCGCCGTAGTTCTCCAGCAAGTACGCCTTCAGATCGGCAGCGGCGTTCTTCTTGTCCATCTTTGATTTGTGCGGGCTGGTGATGACCTTCAGGTGCCGCTCGGCCTCCGGGTCGATCTCTCGCTCCGGGTCGTCGTCGCCGATCTTCAAGGTCTCACCGCCGCGAGCTGCCGGTACCATGGCGTGGTGATTACCTCTAATCAAAGTTTGAACCGCATCGTAGGACTCGCCGTCCTTTGTGACGCCCTTGCGCCACTTCAGATCGGTCGAATAGCCTACGCTCAATTGCTTGACGCCATGCTTCTCGTAGGCCTCGATGGCGGCAGCGTCCATAATTACCATGGGGACGCGAATGGCGTCGCCGTCGCGCAATACCTCGTCGCCGGTGTGACCAACCGCGTAATGCTTCCAGTTGGCGGCGTTCACGGTCTCGGGCGGATGACCCAAGGTCACCGGGCGATGCGTCATGCTCCTAATGGCATCCTTGTGAAACACCTCGCCGGGCGGGCGATAAACGCGAACGTCTCCAAGGTCAGGCCGTCCCAACTCCTTGCCCTTATAGAGCTGCACTCCGACGCGGGCGACGCGCGGACTACAGGTCAGGTAGCCGTCAGCGGTCTTGCGCACGCCGTCCATCAACACCGTGTCATACATCGTGAGGTGATCGACCGTCATTCCGTCCTCCAGGGGCTGAGCGCAATGAGGACAGACTGAAACGCCGACCGGCACGTCCATACCGCAGCTCGGGCACGGGTCCTCGCCCTGCTCGCCGCCATCATATTCCGCGTCCTTGGCCACCCAGGTACCTGACTCGTTCTTCTCGTATCGATTCTTAACGGCCGCCCAGGCAACTTTGAATGCAGCTTCCTCCTTGGCCTTTGGGTTCGACTTGCTGAACCCAGTAAAGGCTCCGCGCCAAATAGATTGCGCCTTGCCAGGGAGGGACTTGATCGTGGCCGGTAGATCGGCGTTGCTCGCATACGGCATCGGTTTAGCCTCCTGGTGTCGGGGCGTTGTCCTGCGCTTGCCTTTGGGCCATCTGCTTGGCCTGGAAGTTCTGAATCGCGACGTTGCGCACGTTGTTGGCGTGCTGGATCAGCCCGTGCTGCAGCGTCTTCGGGTCCGGTGAATAGGCGCCGAGGATGCCGCCGGCAGTGATGACCAGCGCGTTGAGGAAGTCGTTGACGTCGCACCCGGCGGCCAGCTTACTCATGGTGACGGCAAGGTCGCGGACCCGCGCGGCGCGCTTGATCTCGGCCTCCTTCTCGGCCGGCGTCTTGATCACCGCGCCGCCGGACATCATGTTCTTCTTGATGTCCTCCATTACCTGCGGCGGCATCACCTGGCCGTTCTTCACCTCATCCATCACGCTCTCCCTATCCCGGCACTGCGGCGATCAGCGCCGCGACCTCTTCCATGGTTTCGAGAACCTTGTAGGCCTGGCCGTCGGCCACGATGACGGTCTTCTGACCAATCTGCACATCGTCGCCTAAAACCTTCATGGCAGTGCGGCGCGACGAAATCTTGTCAACGGTCAGGACGACGAGGCCGCCGAAGCCGTCATGGAGATGGATGACTTGCTCCTTCACGTCGCCGACCTCCCGTTGGCCTTCTGATAATCACTCAGCGACTTAGCGGCACTTTCTGGCCACGGCTCCTTCTGGTCATCCAGCACGGCATCGATCATGCGGTCGCGCAGCACGATCTGGATTATCTTCGAGCGCAGGACATAGATGCTGATGCCGCGCTTCTCGGCTTCCTTGGCCAAGTATCTCAAGTCGCCATCCTCCCACATCGGGCTTCGCCGATAGCGCCGCGTCGGCAGGTCGAGAGCCTGCGCCCGCTGCGATACACCCTGGCCGGTGAAGCCGATCTCTGCGCCGATGGCCGCGCAGGTCGCGCCGGTGGCCCACAGCTCGCGGAGCCGATCGTCCTGCGTCACAGTCCACATCGTCATTTGTTTTTTATCACGATCCCAAAGCCGCGGACTGAGCCGGGAGAGACGATCTCCACGGTGTTAAATCCGTAGTCTTTCGCGTATCCCCAAAACCTTCCCACCTCGTTTGGCCTGCCATCGGACATGTAGCCCTCCGGCGCCGCGACGTCGTGGAGCGCCACGATGGGGGCCATGTGGCTGTAGGCGGCCCAATCGGCCTCGACGCCGGCGTAGGTGTGGTTGGCGTCGATCAGGACCAGGTCGTAGGGTGCCCACGAGCCGACAAAATCTCTGATGTCGGGATTTTGCGAATTACCCGGCTGCAACATTGCCTTGATGCCTGCATCATTCAGTTCCTTGATGGTCCCCACCAAGCTCTTTTTGGAACCGGCATTCTCGTGCAGATCGACGGAGACGCCCAAGCCGCCTGGGCCGATGGCCATCATGACCGCGTAGAACGAGTCGCCGTTGCGGCTGCCGATCTCCAGGTAGCGACGGACCTTGCGATCGACGATGAAGTCGAGAAACTGGGTCAGTTCGGCTGGGTCCTGGTCGCCGGGCCACGGGCGGGTCTTGTAGGTCATTGTAAACTTTTCCAAGTGCCTTGATGATTCACTTCAATGTGACGAGTATTTATCGGTCCACGGACATTGAGAACATGGCCGCCTTCGTGCGCCATTTCATACGAGCGATTGATATGAACGTTCTTACTGTGGACTCGCAGTAAAACCGGACTTCCTCCATAAATTTTAGGATTAGACGCCCCTTTAGCGTAGCTCTTTGCCGTCTCTTCATTAGAATGAAACATAACCGATTGTTTATCGGTATTTTCTGGGTCGATTAAACCCTTCTGCTTAATGCTTTCAAGTAAATTACTAGACGTTCCGTGGTAGAGAAAGCCACTACCGCCTTCCGTCCACCTCCCCCGCTCATCGCGCTCCTCGTCCGGCGGTCCAGCGTCGCGCACAGGAGCGAAGCGAAGATCGTAAGCTGGAATAACTGCGCACCTGCAGTTCGGATGCACTGGAAGAAGACCCTCCGCGGTCGCCAAGTCGTAAGGGCCGTCGTCGCTGATGTCCTGACAGGTCTGGCAGACCAGTTCGTCACCGGCCGTCAGCACGTCGACCTCGGACAGGTCGATGGAGCGTCGGGCGTCTTTGACCAAATGCTTACCGTGCGGCCCGCGCACCGCGCGAAGCTTCTCCGGCACGATGCCGACATGACTAATGCCAGCAGCGCGAAACGCATCCAATGACACCCCGTTGAACGCCTTGACCACCACATAATTGACCAGCATGCGGCCCCGCGTTTTGCCGACTGAGTCGACGACTGCAGCGATCTCCCGCGCGATCTTGTCCGGCCGCTGCCTGGCGGCGAGACCATGGGCAAGGGCGCGGGTGGCGCGCTGAGTGACGGCGGCGGTGATGCCAGCAAGCTCGGACTTGGCCAGCGACGTCATGTGCTCGATGCGCTCGTGCGGCGACGCTGTGCCTTTAGTTCCAGTCAACGCCTCTGCCCTCTTGTTGGCCAGCCTGACGGCGGCGTTGATGTAGGAGCCGACATCGCCAGCCAGGATCAACTGCCGTTGCCGCTCCTCAAGCCAATTGCGAAACGCCACGACGCGGTCGGAGCCGGGGAGGCGGTGCATGCTCGGGTCGATGGCCGTGGCGCTCGGCACCATCGCCGCGGTACGCAGGCCCAGGATGTCGTGCTGCGGGGCGAAGGCAGAGATGGTCAGTCGGCGAAGCTGGAGCCATCGCGAATCCAAGTCTCTGCGGAATTTACTTCGGATTGTTCCTGTACCCGTAGGGTCTCGTAGTCGACCAGTACCCGCATCGGACATGTCATGATGAAGCCCTGCGGGATCACGCTTTTCTGCGGCAATGATCCTGCGCAGAAGCTCTCGATCATCTTCGGCAAATTGCCGCAAGTCCTGGTCCGGCGCGACGCGCGTGATCGTTTCATCGTTGACCTCCCTGATGTAGCCATCGAGTTCCTCGGTATACTTCTTCCAGATGTCGGGATCGTCGGACCGCTGGGCCTCGACCGCCTCGCGCTCCAGCGGCGTGGCGACGTCATTGTGGGCGGTCGGACCTTTGCCGGGGGAGGACTCGTCGTAGCGGAGGCCATCATTCATGGCCAGAGCTTCGCTGATCTCGTGTACAGGCAGCGTCTTGTCGGTGTCTATGCCGCACTTCAGGATGCGCGGAACACGACGGTCTATATAAACGCGCCGCAGGTCGGCAGAGCGGTTGGCCAGCCACGGCTGGTCATAGGACCGATCGATGGTACACGCCGCCACTAGCCGCGCGGTGCGGGCACGGTAGGCCTCGGCCAGCGTGGGGAACGTCGGCACCCGCCTGGGGGCGCCGGCGCTGTCGTTCAGATGGCGAGGATGACGGAAACCACCGCGAAGGCTACCAAGAAGCCCACGGCGGCCAGAATGGCTGTCTGGCGCATGACTTACCTCCCTTTGGTTGTCGAGGGTCATCTAGGCATTGCCCTTGTGAATTGCCACGGTCCTAGGTCTGGCTGGCATAGCCGCTGGTGGAGGCAAACGGCAGCCTGGTGTCGCCCGACGGCCACGGAAAGCCGGAACGCGATAGCGCCGGGGTATTGAGCCCCTGGATGCGCACCGCCGGCCAGAACTGCTCAAACTTGAGCATCAACTGATTGCTGGTGCCCATGGCCTAGTTCCAAACCGCCGCCATCTTGGTCTGCCAGACGTGGGGGTCCAGCTGATCGAACGGCGTCAACACGTTCTCGTTGGCCGCCTGAAACTGGGCGATGACGTATTCGGGATCGGACTGCAGCGCAACCCACTGCGGCTCGTTCTGTAAAGCGCCGCCGAGCTGGGTGTTTCGCTCCAGCACGAACAGGCGCGGGTCGAGCAGTGTGAAGTTGGTGACGGTGACTGTGGTCATTTGGGTGGTGCTCCTGGGATTGGCCGATTGAGCCACGGCATGTGGGGGTGCTGGAGCGCGACCAGTTCTCGGCGCGCCTCGGCGACGTCGGGACCCTCGGCGGCCTGTATCTTGGCGTTGATGGCCGCGAGTTGCGTCTCAAGAGCCTGAATCTGCTTCTGCAGGGGTGCCTGCTGCGCGACCAGAGCCTTCACGGCCGACTGATTCTGCGCGGTCGTGATGATGGTCTCCAGTGCAGCGATATGGGCCGCCAGCGCGGCCTGAGTCTTGGTCGGTGCCTGCGCCCACGACGGAGACGCGAGCAGCGCAGCGAATAGGACGAGAACGATTCGCATTTCATTTTTCCCTATTTGTATGCCGGCACCCAGACGGTGCTGCCGTCGGAGCTAAGAAACTTCAACCACGTGTACGGCGCCGTCCCGGTGATGGCCGGTGAGTTGGTGCCGAAGCCGGCGACCGTTGTTGATCCTGTGGCGTCGCCGAGCTTGCCGATGGCCACCATGGCGCCAGCGTCATTGACGTAGGCCGAGATACCCTGACCGGCAGTTTGCGTGGTATCTTTGAAGATACCCCAGGCACCGGGGTCTATGGTCGATGTGGTCGGAGCGCCGGAGATTTGTTGGGCAAAAATATCTATCGTGCCAGTCGAAAGTTCCAAGTAGCTCGATGATGCGTCGAAAGTTCCAAAACTATTTCCAGGAACGAGAGCGGCTGGCAATTGGTCGCCTTGAACGAAAGCCCTATTTCCCACTGCGTACTGCGGCCCGACTACACTAGCTCCGTTAACGAATGTTGCTCCTGTTACTTGCGTTTGTGAGTAACCGGCCACATTGAGAAACCCGCTATCGGTCATACCAACCGGAAGCGTGTAAGTGCCATTAATCGTCACTCCACTCCAAGCTAGAGCAGAAACAAGACCGCTAATTCCAGGCGGCAGTATCGAGTAAGTGCTTCCGTTGTCATAAATAGACGAGTAACCTGCCGCCAAATACGGGTTCATGTTCCCGCTGTGCGTACTGTCGTTGAAAATGATGTTCTCGGTAACCCAATTACAAAAGTTCTGACAATTAAATACCGCCCCGGCCGTGTCAGTCTCAAAACCTCCAATGGTCCAAGTTGATCCGATACCCTCACTTTGAAAGACGGTCGTGCCGCCAGTGGTGCTCACAATCACGTTTGAGGGTGTCGTAAGATCGCCAATCAATAGGCCGAAATTGGCGCCAATGTTGATCAGCTGAGGGAAAAAAATTGGCGTTGTTGCGAGAGCAAAGGTTCCCGGCCCCACATTAATCGTCGGGAAGTAGAGGTTTTGATAGTCAAATGCGACAGCGGCGTTCACGCCGCGCTGTATCGTCAAGCACGGCAGCAGCGTGGTGCAGGGGTTGGCGTCGTTGCCCGTCGTCGCCACCGCGAAGGTGAGGTTCGAACCGGCCTTGGGCGGCGGTGCCGGGATGGCGTGCGGAGACGCTTGAGCCGCCGCGTCGTTGCCGCAGACATAGCCGGCCGGGAACTGGCCGGTGCAGTCGGCAAACGCGCCGACGGTGCCGAGGACCAGCAGCGCCAGCGATACGATGAACGTTCTCATGCCTGATACCACGCGCCGCCTCCCGGTAGCGGGGCCAAGCGGACCCAGCCGTAGTTGCTGTCCACGATCACCTCGGATTGCCCGTCGCACAATTCCCCGCCGCTGAAACTGAACGTTATATTATTTGTCGCAGCGTCACCGTTGACGTCCTTGAACAGGACCGGATCGAGACTGTCCATATCGGCCGCCAAGGGTAAGACCGCGTAGCTGGCTGAGCCAATCGACTTCTTGAACAACACGGCTACATCGCTGGGGAGAAGATCATACGGACTCCCCAACGTGGCACCGGCAACAATAACGGTAGGTGTACCGCCGCCTCCGCCACCCCCAGTGATGCTGTTGATCTGCCGCTGCATCCTCGCGTCGTCGAGGATGGCGAAAGGATCAAACTTATTGGCGACGTTCTCGTTCATGTTCGCAACACGTTGCTGGGAGGGCGCCATCGCGACACGGCCTCGTCGATCACCTTGTCGTTCTTGACCACGTCGAGTGCAGACAACATCTCGTGGACAGCGCCCTGCGTGACGCCGTGATCCTTGGCCAGCTTCTCTACCAACTCGTAGATCATGGTCTCGGCCTGCATGACTTCGGCGGCGAAGTCATTGGGCTCGATCTGAGCGGCGATGGCGTAGAGGGCGTTGACGGCCAGTTCTTGCAGCGTCGGCGCAGGCCGAGACGCGGCGTCCTCGTCGACCGTCATCCCCTCGGCATAGCTCTTGGCGTGCGGCGTAGTCTTGGTCCGATCGACGCGCTTGCTGGTCGGCTTGCCGGGGATGCGACGCTTGCGGGCCGCGCCCTCGTCGTCCTCCGGGTCCATGCCGAGCACGCTGGCATCCTTCAGCCCATGCTTTCGCTTCAACCGCTCCGCCGCTCCGGCGTTGGTCCTGGCGTTCTCCTCCTGCTCGCGAGCCGTCGACTTGTCGCCGGACAGGTGTGCCTTGTGCGCGCTCTCCCAGGCGGCCGCCGCCGTGCTGTGGAAGTTGGAGACGGTGCGATAGCGGATCTCGTTCTTCTCGTCGCCAACGTCGCGGCTCTCGTCGGCGTGCTGGAACGCCGCGGTCGCCTTGGCCCGCGCCGCCCTGGCCTCGGCGGCGGCATCGCGCGCGGCCTGGCTCCAGTAGTCGTGAAGATGAGCGAAGTAACTGTCCTCGATCTGCGCCTGCCTGAACTGCTTGAATGACTTCTTGCCGAGCAGATAGCGACGGCGCTGGGGAGCCGCGGCGTCCTGCGCCTCGTTACTGCCATCCGACGGCGGCGCGATGGCCCTCATCGCCGCGTGGGTCGGCGTGCCGGGGATCACGGCGCCGGACTGCGGATCGAAGTCGCCCTCTGGCTCCTCCGGCGCCTCGCCGAACTCCTCGATGGCGTCCTCGAGGCCCGGATAGTCGCCGTCCTCGATGAGCTGATTCACCACGGCGGAGCGCATCGCGTCCTCGTTGATCAGTCCCATGTTGACGTAGATCTGCGTGGTCTGCGCCTTCTGGAAGCCGATGGCCGCGACCTCCTTCGGGTCCGGCTGGTATAGCGGGCTCCACTCGTAGAACACGTTGGGGTCGTACCTGCCCAGAGCACTGCGGAGCAGCACCTGATCGAGCGGGTCCATCGCCGGCGTGTAGACGGTCTTCTGCCGCGACGCGATGAAATCATAATAACCCTTGAGGTCCTGAGGTCCGCCGGAGGCGTTGCTGCCCTGCTCGCCGATGCCGCGACTGCCGCCCTGGCCAAAGACGCGAGAATACGGCAGATCGCCTCCGGCGCAGATCAGCATCATGAACTGCTTCATGATGTCGGGCAGACCGGCGAAGGTGGATTGAATTCGCTCCCACTCCTCTCCCGTGTCGAGCAGGAGGCTGTTCACCGTGCTCTTGGCCTGATTAGCCATGCCGAAGCGAGCCAGCAGCGCCGACGTGGCCTGCTGCGTCGCCAGGTGGACCGAGGTGAGGTTCGGTATCTTGATCACGTCCATCTTGGCGTCGTTGACCATGTTGGCGACGCTACCGATGGTGAGGCCGAAGTCCTTCAAGATGTCGTCGATGGTCTGCAGCACGCTGTCGCCCCACAGACCGCCGAGCGGCACCAGTCGCCAATCGGGCAACTCGTTGCCAACGAACTGAACGACGCGGCTGGGATGAATGCGGACCATGCCGGACGACGGCGTCACCTGTCGCGCCGGGTCGCCGCGTCCAGTTCGATCCTCTCCCGGCCCCACGACCGGGGGAGTCCACTCTCCGCTGGCGTAGCTGTTGGGATAGGTGTCGCCGCCCTCGTTGTAGAAGCCGAACAGCGGCGTCGAGACCGTAAAGTATTCCGGGTAGGTGTACCACGGAGAATTCACGTTGTAGATGCGCGGCCCCGCCGCCAGCTCGTAGCGGTTCATCACCACGACGAACTTCAGGTCGCCCCTCTTGACCTTGTCGAGGTCTAGCGGCTCGATCACGTCTTTCCCGTCATCGACGCCGATGACCATACCCGCGCCGCCATAGAGCCTGGCCTTGAAGATCGCCTCGCGGGTCTTCTTCTGGATGTTGTGGGTTCGCTCTTCTTCTTCTATGGCCTCGATCTGCTCCTGGCTGGCCTGCCATGACCGCCACTCACGCGTCGCGTCCTCTGCGGGAGCCATGACGATCTTTCGCGCGATCCAATCGCCCCTGAAGGCGTTCTCTACCTCGTCGCGGTTGAGGAGCTTGAGGTAGAACTTGAGCTGAACCGTCGGGTCCTTCCAGGTCCCGAGGCCAGACACGAAGGACTGGAGGCTATCGTCGATCCTCTGCTGGCCGCGCCTGACCTTCGAGTCGACGACGTGCCAGGCGCCGGCCCGCGTCTCGGCGAAGTGGCCGCGCGGGATGGCGTCAAGCGTCGGCGCGTCGGCGAAGCCGGGCCGGTTCAGCGGAGCGTTCATCGAGTAATCATCCAGGCCAATACAACAGCCGTAACAAAAGCCGCGACTGTCACCCAGTCTTCCACATTACGGCCCCGGAGCCGCCGGCACCGGCTGCGAGACGTGCGTCGCGTCGGCCACGTCAAGAACGATATTGGCGGGCGTGACGTCCGGCACGATATCGACCGTCAGCGTCGCCAGCTTGAGGCCTGCACTGTCGGACACCGTCACGACGATGCCGGGGGAGGCCTGGACGGTCGGCGTCAGCACGATGGCCGGATTGCCCGCAGCGGTAGCGCCGACTGCAACGCCGAGCGATGGCGACGAGGACGCGGCGCTGAACACGTCGCCGGCCGGCACCGGCTCTACGGCCCCGGCCTGGTTGGTGGTCTGGATACCGATGGTCACGATCTCGTCATTCGGCAATTCAAAGTTCGGCATGGGTATTCCTTTCAGGTTGGTTCGGGTTGGGACACATAGAATGATCTGAGTGGGCTTGCTGCGCAGCCTGAGATAAGACTCGATTTCCTCCAGCCGCAGGAACATGCGGCCGAGCAGTCGCTCGATTCTCTCTTGGTCTTCCCAGGGCCAGCTCACTTATTGACCTTCAAATTATGCGCGGGTCGACGGCCTTGAACGGGTCATGATGTCCAGGCGGCGTTGGCGCGCCGCAAGCACCGAGCGGGTCCGCAGGCCGTCTTGTTGTTGCGAGGTGATCGACCCCCGCGCTGGCCGACGGGAGCAACCCCGCTCGGCGAAAATAGAGCGGCTTGGCTGTCTTGTCTTAGATGCCAAGCCTTCTCGATGGACTTTTGCCTGCGATCACGGATACAACCGTGGGCACAGCGAAAAACTAAGCGACGACCTCGACGCGCCTCTGGTCCTCGGCCTCGTCGGCAGTCTTGGGCGCGGCCGGGAGCTGAAGCACGACGGCGCTCTGGCCCTCGGCCAACTTGGTCAAGAGCACGATCTGACCATCGGGAAACTCCAGCGCGTCGTGGTGGGTCTTGGCGTCGTCCTTGTTGATCTGGCGAAAGATCGCGACGACATGCGCAATCGTGTCGCGCTTCACCAGCCAATACCCCGGATCGAGCGTCTCCACCGGCGCGGAGAACGCGATCTCGGTGCCTGGCAATAGACATACAGTGACGTCGGCATCCTCGGGGGAAACGAACCCAGTCGTTCCCATGCCGAAGTTGCAGGTGGTCAGCCTGTCGGCCACGACGGCCGGTCTGGACTTGGCGTGCATCAGGGAGAAGTCACACATGTCGAGCCTTCCTTTCTGTTGCGGTCTCGTCTCATCATTTCCCTGGCCTGATCCATCGTCAGGCCGAGGTTGGCGCACAACTTGATCGCCTCGGCGTGGCGCCTGCGATAGCGCCACTGGGCCTCGCGGTTCTGCCTCTTGCGACGTTCGCTCTTCATAGTTGCGTGAGCCGACGACCTTGAACGGGACCAAACAAACCGCGCGGCGCGTATTCCGAGCCAGCACTGCCGCGACTTTCAAAGCGGGCCGCAGGTCATCTTTCTCTGAGCCGTGGAGCCCCACGCTGCCCGACGGAAACTACCCCGCTTGAAACTAAGCCGCCGTTCGAACTCGAAAGCTGGTCAGCGCCGTGATAGCGTCGACCAGATTCTTCTCGGTCGGCGTCATCAGATGCTCTTCAGACGGACGCCAAGAGATATTGCATTCGATCTCTTCATCGCCACTATCGAGCCTCTGCATCGGCTCTGGAACGTAAGTCAGCTTCGGCGTCGCGGTCAGCTTCACTCGCGGCATGGGTTTCTCCTCATAGACAGACCAACATATCGTGCGGCGGCCATACCCTGGCCGTCAATTGCTCCAGGCTTATCGCCGCCGCTATGACGGCGAGGATGAGTAGCGCCAGCGTCCAGGTACTCATCCCCAATGACGTGCGCGCATTCATCTTTCCTGCTCCGGCGTTGGCTTTGGTTTCGGCCGCGCCGTCGTGGTGGGCGGCGACGGAAACCTCACCGTGATGCCGCCCTCCATCGGCGCAGGCTTGGCGGTCGGCTTCTCGGTGCTGTTGGCCTTGTCGTCTGGCATCGCTGCCTCTCATGCTGTTGGAGGATT